GGCACTCCAGAGAATACTTCTCCTGCTACCAATCTCTGGCAGCCCGGTCAGCCTCCCCCGCCTTGGGCTTATGAATATCAATACCCTGCTGATTGCCTACGAGCCTTGTGGATCATACCATCAACCCAAACGGGCTTTGCAGGCAATGTCCCAATCACTACAGCTATCACAGGTGGAGCCCCATCAACTTGGCTTGGATCGCCGATTAGGTTCAGGGTTCAGAGTGATAAGTTCGTTCCAGTCACCGCCGCAGCGGTAGTCTCCGGCGGAGTAGGCTATGCTGTTGGTGATATTATTACACTTGCTTCAGGGCCGACAGATTCTCCTCCTTTGGGTGCTCCTGTTCAGCTTCTCGTTGGCAGTGTGGCTGCTGGTGTTATTACTTCTGTTTCGGTGATTTCTCAAATCGTTGACGCCAACCCACCCTTCGGCGGGTCTTACTTCGCAGCCCAAACCAACCCAGTTGCTCAAGGTTCAACTGATGGTTTAGGTTCTGGGGCCACCTTCAACCTAACCTTCGGGGCCAAAGGCAACCAACGAGTCATCCTCTGTAATCAAGAATTCGCCACCCTTACCTACATTCGTCAGATCACCGACCCTAATGTCTGGGACCCGATGTTCCAAGATGCAATGGCAGGTAAGCTCGGTGCCGATATCGTTATGGGCCTGACTGGTGATAAGGCGCTCGCCAATGCTTGTATCCAAATGGCGAATATGTCCCTGACCGAGGCCCGTAAGGTCGATGGCAATGAGGGCCTAACCGTCAACGACGCTACTCCTGATTGGATACGCGCTCGTGGTATCTGGTGGACCGATGGATTCCAGTCTGGACCTTACAACGCATTCGACTGGGGAGGCCTACTCCCGACTTTCTTCTAAGGATCGCTAGTGTCCCAGCCAGTAATGCAGTTCTCCTTTAACTCTGGCGAATGGGCACCAGCCCTGAATGCCCGAGTCGACATCGCCAAGTACCACTCTGGCGCTGCCCTCCTCCGTAACTTTTTCGTCGACTATCGAGGAGGGGCCACAGCCAGTCCTGGCACGAAGTATATTCTCCAGACTAGGCTTACCTCAGCTACTAGACTTATTCCCTTTCAAGCCTCCTTGACCGTATCCTATATTCTTGAGTTCGGTGATGGCTATATCCGCTTCTATAACAACGGCGCGCCAGTTCTTGAAGCAGGATTGGCGTTAACTAATATAACCAATGTAGGTGGTCAAGCTAATATCGTAGTTGCTAATGCCTACGCACCTGGTGATTGGATACTCATATCTGGGGTTGGTGGGGCTACACAATTAAATGGCAATTATTACATTATCTCTGCGGCCGATCCAGCTAATATTAGGCTGACCGATCTCGTTGGGAATGTAATTACCTTCGCCTCGCTTTCGCCCTACACTGCTGGTGGTACCACAGCGCGTGTCTACACTATCGCCTCTCCTTATGCAGCAGGTGAATTATCTCTGATCAAATATGTACAGAACGTCGACACGATGATTCTGTGCCATCCAAACCACGCTCCGCAGCAATTAATCTTAATCACCGCAACCAATTGGACCTTAACTCCAATTACCTTTGGCACAACTATTGCCACTCCAACAGGACTACTAGTCCAATCAACCTTAGCTGCTGATGTAGTCTACTACGCCTACGTTGTGACCTCCGTCGATGCCAGTGGGCAAGAAAGCGCGCCTTCGGCTTATGCAACTATCGGGGCCATTAAGGACATTCGCCTGACCGCTGGGACGAATTTCGTCCGTTGGTTACCAGTTGCTGGGGCAGTTAGTTACAACGTCTATCGAGCCAATCCAAATTACAACAGCCCAGTTCCTGATGGGTCGGTGTTTGGCTTCGTTGGCAATGTTACTGGGGCTATATTAGCCGATTCCAACATCGGCCCTGACTTCGCTTCTGGCCCGCCTGTTGTACAGAACCCCTTCACCGGTGGTGGTACGGTTGCTACAATTACCTTGACATCGCCTGGAGTTTACACAGCCGTCCCTATTATTACCCTTTCAGCCTCGCCTGGTGTCACTGCCACAGCTGTAGCCTTACTCCAAGCTAATGTTACTGCCATCAACGCAGCAGGTACTGGCTATGTCGTAGGCGATACGATAACACTCTCCAATGGAGTCATACTTCAAGCAACCGTCACTGGTGGTGGAGGTACTGTCACCGCTATAGTCGTTATCAATCCTGGTTCTATCTCTGCTGGTGCAACACCAGCCAATCCAGTAGCTCAAGTCTCGAGCAGTGGCGCTGGTACAGGTGCTACCTTCACCCTCACTTGGGGAATCAGCCGGATAAATATAGTCAACCCAGGCAGTGGATATTCAACTCCACCAACTGTAACTATCTCAGGTGTAGGTGGGGGGTCAGCTGCTGCTACCCTTGGTGCTGGAACCGCAGGCAACCCAACAGTCCCTGGGATATTCCAACAAAGGCTAGTCCTTGCTGGACCGGTGGGCTCCCCACAACAGTTTAACTTCTCACAGCCAGGGGCCTACTATAACTTCAACACTAGTTCTCCAGTTGAACCAGACAACGCTATCTCTGGCACCTTGACCTCTGGACAGTTAAACACAATTCAATCCATGATCACACAGCCTCAAGGGCTGATTGTCTTCTCTGATAAGCAAGCTTGGTTAATCAATGGCGGATCGCCTGGGGCGCCGATATCTGCTACCCAGATCGTCGCCAATTCCCAAGCCTACAATGGCGCTAGCTTCCCGCCACCGATCGTCGCCAATGATAACGTTCTCTATGTCCAATCCAAAGGCTCCATCGTTCGTGATCTCGTCTTCAACTTCTATACCCAAGTCTACACTGGAACCGACATCTCTGTCCTATCATCTCATCTCTTCTACGGCTTCTCCGTCACCGATTGGGCTTGGGCCGAGGAGCCATACAAGCTCGTTTGGGCAGTCCGTAATGACGGAACGATGCTTACTTTGACCTTCTTGAAAGAACAAGACCTAATCGCTTGGTCCCATAGGGACACTCAAGGAGCATTTAAGTCCGTAGCGTCGATCACTGAGACGGTTGCTGCTGGCAAAGTTGATGCAGTCTATACCGTCGTTCAACGCACCATCAATAACCATATCGTTCAATACGTCGAGCGGGTAGCCGAACTATTCTACCCTACAGGCCTTACTGATGCTTGGGCGGTAGATGCTGGGTTGCAATATAGCGGCGTCCCGACCTTGGCCTTCATGGGAGCACAACATCTAGCCGCAGCTACCGTCACTGGTCTTGCCACGGATAACCTTGGCAACGTCACCGTTATTACCCCGTTCGCCATGCCTGTCAGCGGGAGCTTTAATCTCCCAGCCCCAGCTTCGCCAGCCACCGGCTATACTCGCGTTACCATCGGCCTCGCCTATACCCCTCGACTCCAGACCCTTCAACTCGATACAGGCGAACCTACCATCCAAGGGAAGATGAAATCCATCCCGGCAGTAACGGTTCGGGTTCATCAAACCCTGGGTCTATCAATCGGCAAGACCTTCGACACCCTTCTTCCAATGAAAGACCTAGTCCGAGGCAATGTTGGCTCAGCCACCAACACTCGCGTCACCGACCTCGTTACCGGCGACGCCATGACTCGCCTGGACCCAAGCTGGACCGTCCCTGGCCAGTACTGTATCGAACAACCATTCCCTTTTCCTGCCTCCATCTTAGGAGTCATTCCACAAGTAACACCTGGGGATACAGCTAAATGACAGCACTTATAGAACTCGCCGATAAGGCCAAGACAAGACAGTTGATTTTTGAAGCCAAGGAGGGAATACTAACTGATGAGGAGACGAGAGTTCTAGAGCAATACCTTACCTTCTCCGCGAAGCTCTACATCGGATCAGTGGATGGAACGATGTGCTGTGCTTGGGGAGTGGTCCCACCAAGTTTGATGTCGGATAAGGCCTACCTCTGGCTATTCTCGACTGATGTTGTGGAGAAATACAAGTTCCTCTTCGTTCGCTATTCACAGAAGGCCATCGCTGAGATACTTGAGGAATGGCCGATCATCACTGGCTATTGCGAAGTCAACTCAACCCGCAGCATCCGCTGGCTCAAATGGCTTGGAGCCAAGTTTGGCGAGCCGATTAAGGGCAAAGAGGCTTGGTTCCGTCCATTCGATATAAGGAAGGGCTAATGGCCGATCCATTCACTTGGGCTGCGATTGGGGCTGGAGCATCGCTTATTGGTGGTGGAGTATCTGCCTATGGCTCACTGCAAAAGGGTGCAGCCGATCAGGCGATGTATAACTACCAATCTGGAGTCGCCCAGCTTAATCAAAAGATCGCCTTGCAAAACGCAAGCTATGCTCAAGAAGCTGGAGGCTCGGCAGCTTACCAGTCTGGGCTTAAGACTGCGGCCACTCGAGGTCAGCAGTTGGTAGACCAATCAGCGTCTGGGTTTGATGTGGCTGGAGGTTCAGCAGCAGGGGTTAGGAAGTCCACCACTGACCTTGGCATCTACGATCAAAACCTAATCCGAACCAACTTCGCCAAGAAGGCTTATGGCTTCGAAGTCGAGGCGGCAACCAAGGGCGCCGAAGCAGGTGCAGACGTAATCG